AGCATCTTCTTTAGCTTTTAAATAATCAGCAGGTGCTTCCATTTCTTCTTCAAGTGCATCATCTAATTCTTCAGCAGCATCTCTAGCTCTTTCTAATTCATCTGCTACTTCACCTGCAGCATCAGCAGTTGCTTCTGCGTCTTCACTTGCTACTTCAGAAATTGGTTCATCTTCATCAATTACCTCTTTTTTAGGAACAGATTTCATTTTTTTAGCTTCTTTAGCAAGTGCTTTTTCAATTTTAGCTTTAGCTCTTTCTAAAATTTTAACTTCTTTTTGAAGTTCTTTAACTTTCTTTTTATCTGTTAAAGCTTTCATAGCTTCATCTTCGTTAATTCTTTCAAGAAATGAACTTTTCTTTTCGATTAACTCATTAATTTTAGCTAACTTAGATTCATATACTTCGTATTCAGCTAACTTATTAATTTCAGCTAATTCTTTATGAACGTTTTCTTTAATTATTTCTTTAACTTTTTGTTCATTTAATTCAACTGTTGTAATTTCTCTTTTTTCAGGAGTGAATGTGCCTTGTTTAATTTGAGATAAGTTAAACATTCTAACTCTCCCTGTTTTATCTTCTAATTTATGATTGCCTACATCATCAATGTCTACCACTTTCATTCTTTCACCTTTAAACATTATTACGTCTCCAGGTTTAGTAGTATTCATTTCATTTAATTCTTCATTAATTATAGAACGAACTACTTTGCGGATTTGATCTTCTTCATTAATTGGTTCTTTATTTTCTTTTAAATTACCATATCCACTTGATTTGTGTGGGCCTTTAGGTTCTTTTGGCTCACCTAAACCAGGTGCATCCATTGTATATCCTAAATCTTCTACACCAAATTGACCTTTTTCAGTGTAATATGTAGGATTTTTTTCAAGATTTTTAATTACAATGGCTTTTAATTGTTCCATTGTTTTATCTTCATTTTTAGGATCCTTCATTTCAGTATAGTATCCTTTCATCATTTGATCAAAAATTAAATTATCGGGATTTTTCTTATCCTCATAATCAAAATTCTTTTCAGCATCTTCTTCTACTTGTTTTGAAGTTTTCTTAAGTTCAGCTTTTTCATCATCAAAGTGTTCTTTCTTTGCTTCAGCTAAAAAGTTTTCAAAAGCTATTTCATATGATTCTTTTTTAGAAGATTGCAATTGGCTAATTGGTTCTAAACCAATAACATTTTCATTAATAAGGTTTTTAGATTTAAGTACATTTGCTACTTCTGTATATGTAGCAGAGTTACGAATTAAACCAGGAAACTGTCGTTTAGCTTCCTTAATAAAGACGTCTTTATGGCCTTTACCTTCTTTAATTAACAAATACTGGTCTTGTAATGTCTTTTTCATTTATTTTTCTGTTAACAGTTCTTTTATTTCTCTTAAATAGTTTTTAACTATTTCTATTGGTTGTGTGATATCATATGAACCATCATTTCCACCATATAGTTCAATTGTATCATTTTTTGCATTAGAAACTAATGGTGTTATTTCGTTCATTAATTTCTCAATTTCATCTAAACCAGCTAAACGACGTTTTTGAAAATCATTCATTTCGTTTAACTTTTCTTCTTCAAATAGTTTTTTTATATCATAAGATTTAGGTTTAATTTTTGGTACAGGTTTATACCCTAACTTATAATAATAAATATTTTTAGCTCCTTTAGCTTTCTTATTTTTGTTAAAAACATTTGGAGTAGCATAATTAGCCCCTTCACCTGGGGTAAAAGAAGCACCACCTTGGTTAGTAGCGGATAGTTCTTTTAATTTTTTTCTAATTATTTCTCTAATTTTATCCATTAGCTACTTCTAATTCGTCAACTAAATCACAATATTGTAATAAATCAACTAAATCTTTATCTTTAAGTTTATAATTTTTAGATGGAACTTTAATTAAAGAAGCAATTTCAGCAATTTTTATTTTAGTAACTTTACTTTTAGTATTTTTATTTAAATCTATTAATTCCTTTTTAATTTCATTTATTTTATTAGTATAAAATTCTTTTAAACGGGGAGCATTATCAATAGCGTTAATATATTCTTTAAGAATAAGTTTTTGCTTTACAGCTAAATCGCCATATTTTCCATTAAATTTTTCCATTAAAATTTTATAAGTAAGCAATTTAGTATCTTTATCAGATTTATTTACTTCTTCCATTACTTCATCTCTAACTTTACTTTCTTTAATAGAAGCAACAGTTAAATGTTCTAAAATAGTAATTTTATTTTGAATTAGTTGTTCTGGGTTGGTAATGTTAGAGTTATTTAGTTCTAATAGAGTATAAAATGCAGCAAAAGGCTTATAATTAGGGAGTTTATGATTAAAAAAGTGTGTTAAATCATAATGCTTTTTAATTTCATTAATGAGATTATACTTTTGTCTTTTAATAGCTCCCCTATTTAAGGATTTTGAAGATTCAATTAAAGTAGAAATTGTAATAGAAGCTTTAGCTTCAGTCAATGATGTTCTTTTTAAAAGAGATTCATATAGCTTATACTCTCTCCCTAATTCAGATTTTACAAAATATTTTTGTAATATATCTTTAGCAGGTGAAGTTTTATTCTCTAAAGTATCAGTAGTAATTTGGCGTACCAATAATTCAAATAGTATACCAGTATTCTTGTACTTTGAATGTTTAACTTGCATTCTTAATAAGTTTGTTTATTTATAAATATATAAAAATTTATTATTGTTTTATTTGATCTTCATCTAATAAGGAACTTCCTTTAATTTCTTTTTCAAAAATCATTTGTTTTTTCTGATTTTTTAGATCATTAAACGCTTTTTTATTTTTATTTCTTTTATTTTTTGTTTCAAGTGCTAAAGGAGAACCACCTTTATAGTTAGGTTTTATTGAATCAGATGCATCATTATCAGTTTTCATCCCAACTGCTCCAATTCTATCTTTACCAAAGGCGTTATCTTGTGTGTTTTTATTAGATATTTTTTCTTTTGGTCTACCTAATGGTTCTTTATCTTCATCATATCCCTCAGGTACTTCTCCATTATCATATCTATTTCTACCATATAGTGAAGCTAAATCATGAGGAGTTCCATATGACTTACCTGTTTCAAGTGGATCATTACCTTCATTTTCAATTTGATTAATACGGAATTTACGTTTGGCATCTTGAGCAATTAAATCCCTATACTCACTATAATCATCTTCACTTAAATGGAATATATGTTCATA